TAGTTGGAACATTTCCGGGTCATCATTATTCAACATAACGAAGAGGGTGGCAATCCCTATGCCAGTAACGATCAGTTCTTTTTCGTACTCCTGATACCACTCTTTTTTCTTCTTTGTTTCTCTCTGGCCGCACAGGGTTATGTTTCTTCCGTTCCCTGTCCCTACTGCTCCGTTCTGGCAAAGTAAATCTCCTAATGCTCTTGCTGTTGCTGTTTCAGAAACCGCGCTATACTCGTTAGCCACCACAGGTATACCCAACTTCATAGCCTCTTTCAGCATATTAACCGCTAACGTAGGATCGGCAACAAAGTCACCATGAAGGTGATCCCCTATCTGTAGGTAGATAAAATCAGCACCCTTATAGTACCGTACATCTCTCTTAAACCCACCCACTCCGGGGGCAAGGTGTACAGCCACAGGCTTTCCTGTCTTGGCTTTTAGATTGGCGACTAACTGGTTTACCTGTTCCGGGCTAAAGGTTTCGTCACACTCAAGGCAGACCACATATCCTGCAATCTGACTATCGTGCTTGTTGACCATCTGGTTCTGAAAGGCGAAGTGAGCATCCATGCTTTGCTTGTGATCGCCATGCTTTGATTCTGGTATCAACCAGAGAACGGGCTTTAACCCATCGTCGTTTAACTCTTTAAGCCTTGCGGTAAAGTCTTGCCTCTCAGGCCATACCTGACCACCCTCTAAGAATCCATGCCTTGCTTGGGCATACAGGTCAATGTGAGTATCGCCATTCCTCTTTAGTCGATCCCTAAAGGCTTTCCTTTGGGCATCATTCCCAAACTCTGGAGCAAGGTATACAAGGGTATTACCCCATCTATTACGCCAAGACTTTCTATCCCCCGGATCACCAACTAAGAAAGATGATCTAACACCATAGAAATCATCTATAGGGTCTGCGTTAGAGGGCTGTCCAAGCAGTGCCGTTATACCAATAAATGCCGTTAGCGCCAAGCGTATTACCCCAAGTGCCTGACGTACCATACCCTGCCGCATATCTTATATCTCCTTCTCTGCTCTTTGCTGGCTCTGTGAATGTTGGTTCAAGTCTAAATACATCTAAGTTAAATATAATATCTGACAGTCTGTTTAACTCATGGAAGAGGTAATCAGACAGGTTCCCATTACCTACCGGGGCGGGGTTTGGCGACCATCTATTTACAGACTTTACATTTTTTGATGGTGCGTTAGCCATGACTTCTTGATCCTCTCAAGCCTTTCTTCTGCACCTCAAAGGCTAGACCATGTAACCTCCAATCAACATCAGTAGTAGACTCTACTTTGATCCCAAAGTATTTTCCACTAACCCTGCATGATACTTTAGACTGAGAGTTGGGATTGAAGGCTGTCGGCCCTTCCCATGTAATACCCTCTTCTGTACTCATCTGCCTACCAATGTACACGTTTACTGTGTTATCACCGCTCACCTCAATCTGAGGGTACACGGCAGATACAAATTTTACTGCTTGTGGATCACCCAAATCGTAACCAGACCTTTCTATATACGAGGTCATATTGGAAGTATCTTCCTGATTGCCTAGATTATCTCTATAGAATTTAGTGTTGCTTACATCGGCAAACACAAGGTTTTCTAGGTGTGTGTCATAATCTGATGACCCCCACGCTTCAGAATCCGCATCCCATGTTTTAGTCGATGTACTCCATAACTTTCCGCCGGGATGACCGGCTAAAATGCCCACCCCAATGTGTGAGGTTGTGGGTAAATCCCTAAAGGTAAAGGTATTCTTCTCCCAGTTCCATATAACGGCCTTGTTTACTACTGAAGAACTTTCTGCGGGGTAACAGGCTAGAATCTCTTTGTGGACATGATCGGCCACGACAAAACTTTTCTGCCAAGATGGATCATTTAAGTCTCCAGCAACAATATCATCAAACACGGCCCTTCGCAATTTACCTGTTAAAAGAGGCTGTACAGTTTGACCATTACATAGATAGAAGTTTGAGTTGCCCATAAAGAAATGACCGCCCTCAAAATCCACCACAGCGTTTTTGCATAGCGCCCCTATGGTTGGACTAAGTAATTTAAATGAAAATATGTAGGGTGTTCCCACATAGTTCATTATATATATGCTGTCATTTTTGTATATTATAAATGAATCACCCAAGGGCAAGCCATCAAGAATAACCCCCGGCGTATCAGCCAGTTCATATTCACCCGCATCTAACGTAGCATCGCCCTCATTCCATGTTGAAGGGGCGGAAAAATAAGAGGCTTCCGTAGACCATTTAACCAATCTTGGTTCTACATTATCTCTATCGCCAGCGTTATTCCAATTAAGGCCAACAAGAAAGGTTCTGAATGAGCGGAGAACTTCACACTTATTTGTGGAGTTTCCTGCCTCTTTTGTAGTATTAACGCTCCAGTTCTGTAACTCTCTTAGAGGTACTGTTTTTGCCGGGACACCGCTACTATTAAGAGGCCACATTTGCGGAGCATCATATCCGTTAGTTGCAATAAGCAACCCATTAAGATTAGTGCTAGTCCAGCGTCTAGTGTTCTCAGTGGCGGAATAATTATTGTCAGTTGTTGCAGTAGTTTCAATAGGCGTAACTACAGATTCATCTTCATGGGCAACAGAGCCAGCGGCCCTAGTGCATCCGGTTAAATCATTGGTTGATTTGCCGGCGTAAGTTATCTCTTCGTAGTAGTTTGTCGCCCCTGTGCCTACTTGCTTCGTCCCTAAAGCAATAGTACCGCTAGAGGGAAATGAACTAGCATCATCCAATGTAATAGTAGTATCGGATGATGTTATAGCGCCATCAAGGGTGGTTGTTGTTTGCCTTGTTATGTCAGTCCAAGATGAACTATCCCATACAGCGGCTTTGTTTTGACCAAATGCCAGCCAATAGTATGTCCCTTCAGAATCCTCGTAAGGTGTTATATAGTATGGCGGAAACGTAATGGTCTTTAAGGCTTCTGTATAGCCTCTAATCTTCTTAATTCCGCTATCTAATACCCTTACATTATTTCCAGCAGACCAAGCATTAGGTGGTAACTCGTAGGGTGGCACATCTTGTATGATGCCTACTTGCCCTACTTGTTCGATAGGTACTAGGGGCATTATTCTGGTGGTGTGGGCCAAGTAATGTTAAATGGATCGGGCTGGTCTGTTATGTCTCTCAAAGCCTGACGGTATACTTCCCACCCTGTCCTCTTAGAATCAGACATTGGAACGTCAGTCAGGACAGTCCAGTCACAAGCAACAAGTTTACCCTTGCGCTCTGCTTTCACCACAACCCATTGTTCCGGGTCTTGCCCTGCCTGTACCGTGGCCCATGATGGCTTCTTTGTTGGGTCGTTGTACACAACATTGCTGTTGTAGTCTGACTCATTCTCCACTGATCCGTATATACCAAATCCCTCATTAGGAACTGCGGCCCAAAGAATGTTACTAAGTGTTACGTTGTTCATTCTTCAATCTCCCAAACCATCATTGTTCCCGATACAAATGTAGTTCCTCCGGCAGTGGCTTCTGGTTGCTTAGACCAAATGTCAAACGTATTGTTTCCAGAAGTTCCATCAGGACAATTTGCCGCCGTAACCTTCCAAGTGTGGGAAAATCCAAACCCCCACTCTAAAGATGAAAGACCAGAGGGTACTAAATCTTTTATATCCCCCACATTAATATTATCCGTAGTTCCGGTAATCAAAGTACCGGAAGAGTCTGCTAATTTTATGTAGGTGTATTGATGGGTGCTACTTCCATCCCATGCTGAGAAAACATCGTTCATCCCATCTACTTTAACATATAGCGTGGAAGTTGTAGACTGTTTATCGTGGGTAATGCTCCAACCAGTATCAATATAACTATCTGATCTAAACGTAGAAGTAGTAGAGCAAATAGCATGAGTTACGCTAACTAAAGGCGTTGTAGCGGTAGAAACATTGGGAAAAGAGTTTTTTAATACAGTTTTGATTAGACGTAGGTGATCGTCACCTTGACTAATAGAATCTGATCCGGGTGGATTTGTGGTTACTAAACCATCAATGTATGTTGCGCTTTCTAATGCCAT